CCCAACATGCTAAATCATGTCTTACTGCTCATAAACTATTTGGAGTGAAACCATCGTTTAATTTAGTTAATGGCCAAGAAAAGTTAATTACGGCTAACCAACCATTACTTTCTTCAAATGGAGTAGTTATTATTGACGAGTCCTCTATGATTAATGATGGATTCCTATATGCTATCTCAAACATAGTGACTAAATACACTTTAAAAGTGTTATTCGTAGGAGACTACTTTCAATTACCCCCTGTAAAAGGCCAATGCAGCATATTTGACACTACATTGCCTACTTTCCATTTAACTACAGTACACCGCCAGTTAGCAGGAAATCCCATAGTAAAAAAAGCATTAGACTATGTAGACTTTATTTCAGGGAAAACTACTGTAGAACCAAGTATAAATACATTGCTAGATAGTAATGGAAAAGGTATCCATGTATTGACTCACCAGAAGTTTATTGAAAAATTTGTAGATAAATACATAAATTTTAAAGCTGGAGACAAAGTACCTGTACCTATGTGTACATACACTAATGCTGCGGCTATAAACTATAACAATATGATTCGCAAAGCTACATATTTGTTATCGGGGACAACGCAAGATTACTATGAAAATGAAGAGTTTATCAGTAATACATCTGTTATTAATGAACAAGGCAAAGTCATACTAGACAACAACGAAAAAATAAATATAATAAGTTACCATCCATATGAATATGAAGGTATGCAGGGGAATAAGTTACTAGTAAAACGGAGTAATGCTCCTGATTTTGTAGAAATATTTACACCAAATAATCTGAGCATACTTAATACAGTGTTGAAAGAATTAAAAGCAACTGCAGTAAAAAACAAATCATGGACAACTTATTACAGAGTAAAAAACTACGTTGCTGATATTAGATTACCTTTTGCAGGTACTATACATAAAGCTCAAGGAGCTACTTTTGATGAAATATTCATTGACTATTCTAACATATTAAAATGCAAACAAATCACTATTAGAAATAGGTTAATGTATGTCGCTTTGACTAGAGCTAAAACGAATGTGTACATCTCTCAATAACATATATTTACAAAAAATTGTATTGTAAATTAGTGGATTTCGTTTAAAATATATACTTCATATCTTGCAAATAACCCTCTCCCCTCAAAAGTAATCTATGTATAAATTCACAAATAAAAATCAACTCAGTTTACCGTTAGCAGTATTTTTAGTTAACGACACTTATGATCATGATAGCAGAGATACAGCTATAAGCACTACTGCTCTGCTGCGCAGTATTCGGTCTATCATACTAGGTATGCAGCACGATACCCTAGAGAAAGAAGTAGATATTATAGATCTCGCTGCAAGTAAATTAGGTACTGCTTTTCACGATGCTTGTGAGAATGCCTGGAAAAATCCTGAAGCATTAAAAATAGCACTTACTGCTATTGGCAAAGAAGATTGGCAAAACCGTATTAAAATTAATTCTACAGTTTTATCTGAAGAGGATATACCTGTTTACATAGAGCAGCGCCACGAAAAGAAATTAGGTGAATATACAATAACTGGCAAGTATGATGTTGTTGTAAATGGTAGATTGTCAGATTACAAGTCTACAAGCGTGTACAGTGTAATATTTGGATCTAACGATCAAAAATACATCTTACAAGGTTCAATATATAGATGGCTATCTCCTAATATCATTACTGATGATTATATGGATATTGAATTTATATTTACTGATTGGAGTAAAGCTAAAGCGCTACAACAAAGAGATTACCCACAAAATAGAGTAATGACTAAGACATATCCACTTATGTCCTTAGAAGCCACTGAACAGTGGTTAACTACTAAATTAAAAGCAATACAGACATACCTTAACGCTGATCAAGAAACTCTCCCTGAGTGTACTGATGAAGAATTATGGGCTACAGCTACTGTATTTAAGTATTACAAAAACCCCAGCAAACTAGATAGATCAACTAAAAACTTTGATACCCTAGGTGCCGCTAATGCAAGGCTAACAAGTGAAGGCAGTGTAGGCATAGTTAATGAAGTCAGAGGACAAGTAAAAGCATGTACTTACTGTAATGCCTTAAATGTTTGTAACCAAGCAAAACAACTTATCATGCAGGGAAGATTGTTAGTATAATCTACAACATCAAATAAATGACCTAATGAAAAAATACCATCCATTATCTGAAAAAATAGTAGACATACTCAGTAAAAAAATAAATACAGATACTAGACACTCTTTCAGAGTCCTAACAGCGTATTACCTGAGTAAAGTAGCATCTATGATGAGGTGTAACATCCAAACTCAAGATAGAGGGGTAATCCCAGTTAACACTTATGTGCTTAATCTAATGATTTCTGGCGCAGGTAAAGGTTATTCTACTACATTTTTTGATAGAGAATTTATGGAGTATTTTAAATCCAAATTCTTAAAAAATATATTTCATCAAAAAGCTGAAGAGAATATTTACACTTTGGCCGTAGAAAGAGCGAATACTCTAGTAAATAACGGTAATAGCGTTATTAGCTTAGCGGAAGAAACAGATATACAAGTAGATAAATTTACTCAGCAATTTAACCGATTAGGTGAATTAGCATTTAGTTTTGACAGCGCTACTGTGCCTGCTGTTAAACAAATGAGAGAAAAACTACTATTAGCTTCTGCTGGATCGATGAACTTAGAATTAGATGAAATTGGGTCTAATCTATCTGCATCTACAGATGTTCTTACCACTTTCTTAGAATTATATGATATAGGTCTAGTTAAACAGAAACTGATTAAAAACACTTCTGAGAACATTCGTTCCCAGGAATTACCTGGAATCACTCCAACTAATTTATTAATGTTTGGCACCCCTTCTAAGTTATTAGACGGTGATAGTGTAGAAGAGCATTTTAAAGAGTTTTTAGAGACAGGGTACGCCAGAAGATTACTATTTAGCTTTGTAACTGAAGTAGGCAGGAAAAAACATTTAACTGCTAAAGACAGGTATCTACAAATGATAGATACATCCCTAAATAACAGCATCAAAGACGTGCAGTCTTTATTCAGCGCATACGCAGACAGCCCATTTAATCCTGTTATTACTATGTCTGAGAATAATTCTATTTACTTAATAGACTACCAAATGAAGTGTGAGCACCTGGCAGATAAAATGCATGAGCATTTACCTGTGCATAAAGTAGAAATGGTACATAGGTACTATAAGACATTAAAACTAGCTGGAGCATACGCATTTGCTGATCTTTCTCATGAGATTACTTCTGATCACATAGACTACGCTATAAACGTAGTAGAAGACTCAGGTAAAGCATTTACTTCTATTATGAAAAAACAGGGTGCGTATAAAAGATTAGCGCATTACTTAGCAACTACAGAAAAGAAAGTAACACAACACGAATTAATACAAGAACTGCCTTTTTATAAGGGTTCAGAGTTGCAGCGTAAGACTATGATGACGCTAGCTAGTTCGTATGGATATAAAAACAACATTATCATCCGTAAGTACACCCACGACGATATAGAGTTTTTCTCAGGTGAAACATTAGAAATCTCTAATATAGATGAATTGCGTGTAAGCACAAGTACAGATAAAACATATAAATTTACTGCCAATTCAGTTAAATTTACTAATCTGCACAACATAACAACATCTACTGGTTACCACTATGCGGCCCACAACTTTTTAAACGAGCACAGAAAAACAGAAAATACTATTCCAGGATTTGATTTATTAATTTGTGATTGTGATGGAGATATATCTATTAGTGCTGTTACTTTACTTTTGGAAAAATATACATTTCTACTATCTACTACAAAAAGAAACACTGAAGAAGTTAATCGGTTTAGATTGATATTCCCGATGTCGCATAGACTAAAATTATCAACTACTGATTATGCTAAATACATGACAAATGTCTACAAGTGGTTACCATTTCCTGTAGACACAGCTACTAAAGATGCTGCAAGAAAATGGGAATCTTACCCTGGTCAATACATGTATAACCAAGGAGAGTTAATTGATGCAACTTTATTTATACCTGAAACTAAAAAATCTAATGATATAAATAATAGTTCCTTGTCAGCCAAAGGAGTAAGTAACCTTGAAAAATGGTTCTTAACATACACTATCGAAGGTAACCGGGCTAATCATTTATACCGATACGGTATGATCATGATAGACGCAGGGTATGCTTTAGATGTAATTAAATCTAGTATAACTTCAATGAATCAGTCATTAGAGTCCCCACTAGATTTTCAACAAATACAGAATAGTATTTTGTACTCATTAAATAAAAAATACCAAGAAAGAGGTAATAATGCAAAATGATCATTTAATATTAATATCAGGCAAAAGCAAAACAGGTAAATCTTCTAGTTTAGAAAGTTTAAAAGACGACACTGGAGTTATCTACCTTAACTGCGAGAATGGCAAAAAATTACCATTTAAACATTCATTCTCTTCCCAGTACTACATAGTCGTTACTGACCCTTTACAAGTATATCAAGCAATAGAACAAGCAGAAGCAAGGGAAGATGTGCACACTATTGTTATAGATACCCTTACCTACTTAATGGACATGTACGAAAGTATGTATGTTCTTACTTCATCTAATACCATGAAAGCTTGGGGTGATTACGCCCAATTCATGAAAGTACTAATGTCTCGGTATGTAGCTTCATCTACTAAAAACATAATATTCTTAGCGCATACGTCTGACATACTAAACGAAGCTGAAATGATTAATGAAACCTTTGTGAAAGTAAAGGGATCGTTAATGAACCAAGGAGTAGAAAGTTTCTTTACTAACGTCATATCCACTAAAAAATTAGCTTTATCCGCCTTATCTGACGATCTAGCTAAGTCGGCTATGTTTACTGTTACTGAAGATGAAGAATATTTAGGTTTTAAACATGTCTATCAAACCAGGGTAACTAAAAGTACTGTAAACGAACGAATTAGCAGTCCTAAAGATATGTGGGTAATGAATGAGACTTATATAGATAACAATATAAAACATGTTATAGATAGACTACACGAGTATTACGGATAACAAATATGACACCAGTTAATAAATTTTACAGGAATCAGCTAATTGCTAGAATAGTTAAAAAAATAGAGAAAGCATTTGATAAAGAAGTTGATGATCTCTGTGACCAATATGGTGGCTCTGCTGATTACGGTGAAGTGTGCCGTATCTGGAGGTTTAAAGAAATTGCTATACAAACTGTAGACACATTTAAAAAAGAGGAAGAGAAAAAATGCCTGGAAAAAGAAAAAACTGCATAGCATGCAATAATAAACTAACAGGTAGGAAACTTACCTACTGTTCAAATACTTGTTACAGGACTAGATTAAGTGAAATAGCTCATGCTAAAATACATGAGAGAAGAAAGAAAATAGAAAATAACAATTGTGAAATTTGCTCTAAAATTTATAAGCCGCTCCGATCCGTTCAAACATGCTGCTCCGAAGAATGCAGAGAAATTAAAAAAACTCTTTATTTAACAAGTAGACGTAAAAAAATAAAACAAATAAATTGCAACATATGCAACAAGGTATTTAAACCACGTAATTATTTGCATCTCAATTGCAGTCTTGAGTGTAGAAAAATAGATTATAGACAAAAAGAACGAAACACTACCCGGATTAGACCAAGCAGACGGGCAAAACCTGTTAGTAAACATGAACTTACGAGCTCCCAGCTAAAAAACTATGTATTCGACAAAGTAGCACTCCGTCACGAGCTCAAAGAAGCAACAATACAGTATTTAAAAAAAAATAAAATAACTAAACTTCCAGATAGTCCCGCATCCAAAGTACCATCAGTAGGAATGACATCACTTAAAATATTTGGTGATGAAAGAGAATTTTACGAAGAAGCAGCGCTTGGACGCCTGGATACAGATCTATTAGAAATGGACACTGCATGAACCAACCTCCAATTTGTGATTTTAAAAATTGTAATAAACTTGTCAATGATAAAAGAAACATTATGATAGGCAGAATGAATCCTTGGAATAGATATATAAAGTTTCAAAGTTGTGATACTTGTATGGATCGTTTTGTGCACAGACTAAATAGTGAACTTAAACAGCTGTAGATTTACAGGCACTCTTAGTGGGTAGACTCGGGCTATATGCAAAGACGTACCACAGAGTAGATAGAGTGCCTGTTTTTTATAACCTTCTAATTAACTTACTATTATGAAGGATCTAAATTTTAGGCGAAAAAACAAAACACTTACAAAAGCTGAAATGAGGGAACTAATTAAAGTTGAAAAGAAGATATTCTTTGAAAATGGAGGAGTAATCGAAGTACTAAAAGAACATATAGGGCCCGAAACTCCCTCATGTTTCACAAAAGAATGGGATGAAACTGCAATACTAGGAATACCTTCTGAAATTGATGATATATACAAACAAGTTGCTGAAGACTCATTTAATTTTTTGAATGAAAAATATGCTGAAAAAACAGACGACTACTAACAACAACCTACATGTAAAGGATATATGAATTTTCCCCTAGATATACCACCATGCCCTAAATGCCACGGAGAAGGCTACACTATTCGTGTAATAGCTCACCCTAAAAAAATGTTTCAACATAAATCTGAAATATGTGAGTGCATCGATAAAAACTTACCTATACCTGAAATAAAAGACGGTAAACTTAACTTCTTTTTAAACTAGCCATGCAAAAATATTGTTCAATTTGCTCTAATATAATTGTCAACTTGAGCACAACACAGCAAAAAAGAACAAGATATTGCTCAGAAGAGTGCGGCTTCATAGCAAATGCAAAACACCAGCAGTATTACCGCAATGTCCACAATAAAACTCAAATAACTAGGAAGAAAGATGGAACACCTATTTAACAGTTACGATGTTATCCGTGCAGTTAAAGCAGCGCAAATACGTCGTAATAAAGCAGCAGCAGCTAAGCGTAGACGTGAGCAAGCACGGGATTTATTCGTTCGTTACTTTAGTAAAATACCTCCACAATTTAACCTGTAAAATCTTTATGTTGCGGTTTAATTCTTTTGATATGTCTGGTCACGATCAGATAGATTTACTATTAGAATATTTAGGTCAACCTGCAGTAACCCAAGATGATGTATGGATAGTAGCTAGAGTTCACCCAGATATTCCTGTATTTGAGAATATACTCTGGGAACTGACTTTAGATATTTTAAAGCGAGCTATCTTACATGCTAACCCCTGGCTGCAACATGATGATGTGCAAACAAATATAAATTGTGCTGATACTAATATAAAGATACTAGGAGATACTGTTCATGATGTCGCTTCTTATAATGCTATTTTAAATAAACATAAATAGTATGCTAAGTGTGCCCTTTTTGCACTCGTAGTGTTAAACACTACTAACTAATCAAATCTAAGTACCTTGTCTAAACTGCTAGTGTCCTCCTATCCTGGTACAATCCAGGTAAAGTTAGCTAGTGAGTAATCTTAGAAAGAAGTCATTAGTTCTGCATAAGTTTATTCATGTATTATGCTCTGCAATTTAAGCAGAATAACTAAGATGGCAAGGTACTTTCCTTATACTCCCCCACAAAAATTTAAAGCAATAAATAACTTATGGTAAATAAATTACCTTGTGCATACTGTGGAGAACTCCTACACGAAGATTATGTGGTTGAGTTCGGTATGTTTTTTTGCGCACATACTCACGCTGATGAGTATAGAACTAGTAAACCCTTATTTAGAAAGGAACCAATAAGCTTAATTAATACTAATAATACTAACAATAATAACTAATAATAATTCAATTCAAAAGGAACAAAATGTCCGATTGGGATTTACCAAAAAATGTTGAAAAAGTATCTACAGAATCCGTAGGAGGATACCTATGGGAATCTGGAGTATACAAAGCCACCGTAAAAATGGCATATCTAGATCAAGCAAAATCTGGTGCAATTAGTGTAAATGTAGTACTTGAAAATTCAGATGGAAAAGAATTAAAAGAAGCATTCTACATTAAATCAGGTAATGCAAAAGGTAATAAAACTTACTACGAAAAAGCTGGTAAGTCATATCCTTTACCTGGATACTCTACAGCAAACTCTTTATGTGTAGCTGCAGCAGATAGTCATTTATCCGCTTGCTTAGACAGTACAGAGAAGAAGATGGTTTTAATTTACGACTACGACGAGCGTAAAGAAATACCTAAAGAACGCCCAGTAATTATACCTTTACTTAATAGTGCTATTACTGTGGCTGTTCATCAAATAATTCAGAATAAAAATGTTAAAAATGATGCAGGAGAATATGTACCATCAGGCGAAACTAGATCTATCAATGAATGTAAGTTCTTTGGTAATGCCGAAGGTAAATCTGCTGAAGAGATGCATAATAATTCTGATGCACTAGTCTTTGATAAATGGGCTAAGAAAAATGTAGGAATTGTCATTGACAAATCCTCTAAATCTTTGGTTAAAAATACTCCTAGCACATCAGCTAGTATCTTTAATCAATCTGATGATTCTGCCCCTTTTAACCAGTAAACTTACTCTAAATGAGAATCTGCGGCATAGATCCAGGCAGCAATGGAGCTATATGTGTATTAGATCGAACTGACTCTACATATATAGCTTTTTGCGACTTGAATAAATCAACCACGTATGATATAGCTATTTGGTTATTTAACCAAACAGTTACATATATATGGATTGAAGATGTTCATTCCCTGTATGGTATGTCCGCAAAATCAAATTTTATATTTGGAAAAAATTTAGGTATGGTTACTACTGTTTCTGAAATTATCAGTAAAGGAGACAGCGCAAAGATACGTACAGTAACTCCAAAAATTTGGCAAAAACATATTGGAGTAACCAGTAAAGGAAAACATATTAAAAAAAATGTAGCTGACATAGCTAAAAAATTATACCCTAATGTAAATATATATGGGAAACGAGGAGGGTTACTAGATGGCAGGTCAGATGCTTGTATGGTAGCTTATTATGGCCTCACACACTAACAAATTAACAATAATTAAATATGAAACTTGTAATAAATGTTGATATAGAACAAATTGTCAAAGAAGAAGTTAGAGCGTATGTTAGAGATAACATAGAAATTACTACTGCAGCTGTCAATGTAACACCTGTAAATAATGTACCACAGCCTACTCCTGACAATGAACAGCAGTTTGAGTACGAATATAGCCCTATCTCAGGAAAACGACGATCTAAGTGCGAAATCGTAATGCATAAAGAAGAAATTCGATTAAATAGAATTTTACTGGATTATGAAAAAGCAACAATACAAACAGGATATAATACATTACCTGATAATGCTACTTACTACATCGGGGCAGACGGCCAAGAATATATGGACGGTAAACTATGTAAACCTCATGAGAATGAAGAATTAGTTGAAATAAAAGCTGAACCTATAGAATTACAAGATGCTGACTCTGATTTAGATGCAAGTGAGGAAGAAGTACTAGCAGAAGAAGAAGAAAAACCTGATCCAGAACCTAATGAAGGAGTACCCAAGACAGAACCGCTTACTGATCTTAACTCATTATTCAATTAAAACTATGGCTGTATGGAGAAAAATAAATAGCACCTTGCGTGTGTTACTTATCACTATAGTAGTACTAACAGTTTTAGGAATTGTACTAGTACTAGTAGCTTATTCCTTACCTGTAATTATTAGCATAGCTGTAATAGGATTAACTATATTTGTAGTTATGCTACTGACGTACGAAGAAGATCCAGATGGAGACAATTAAAGTAGATATACTATTATTTTTCAGAATCTTTTACTTTTTTATCTAACTGTTTTAGCTTTGTTGTTGCAACATCTACTGTAAAATCCACTATTACTGGTAGTAAATCCCTAAAACTTAGGGCTATTAAAAATATAACTAAATATTCAAATTCCTTATATGATTCTAAATATGAAATTTGAAATATATAGTAAACAAATAACATTCCGCTTCCCATATATACTATATTCCTGAAAAAATCTGCTATTACACTTTTACTGTTCCTGAATAATACTAGTACTGAGTAAAAAAATATGAATATGATCATTAAAATCGTATTCTGATGTTCTGTGAAAATTTCTATCATTTATATTCCTATAAAGATGGGTTTCCTTTTTTTTGCATTAACTCTTTTATTTGAACACGCCCTTCACATTTATTATTAAATGCCTTTTTATAAGCATCACTGCATTGATTTTTTAATAATAAGCTAAAACTAGCCTCGTAATTATCATTCGTGTCATCCATTTCATGATCAATAATTTCTGCAATCTCCATCATACGTGCTGTCACCACAGATTCTACACTATCCTCAAAACTGGTTATCATGTAACCTAACCATAACACAGCAAACACTAATACCCATATTGCTTTAGTTAATTTTACAGCTAATACTGGTTCTATGTGTGAATTTTCATTTGTTTCTGCCATTGGTTCCTCTTATTTAATTTTCTTATATTTTCATAGCGTAATTAATTAGACAACGTATTAGAAAGTATTTCAAGACCTGTAAGCTCTGTAGCTTTATCAAAAATATTTGCTTGATTAAACAAACTAGGAATTGGATTAGTTAATATATTAGCTGCCATACCGTCTATTCCTAAGATTGATTCACCAGCAATACTTAATGTAGCAAGTTGTGGAGAGTATTTAATTAGGGCCTTAGCTGCTCTCACATTACGCATAGCATACGCAGCAAATATTGTTATTCCAGTAGAATCTAATGCATGTAATGCAGGAGTTAAGTTTTCATCAAATAATACGAATGCTTCTATAGCTTCCATTACAGCAATATTTTGTGGTTGCTTTTTTACATTAACAGCGTATTCAATCATTACATACCTAGCTAGAAAATCTGACAGCTGCACTACATGCTGTAATCCTTTGTACACTGCACTTGATTTTGCTAGTATTAATGTTTTACTAGTTTCTTGTACAGATGTAGGCATTTTTCCTATAAGTTTACCTACACCAGTATCTTTTAGTTGTTTTTGGAGTCTATTTAAATACCCATCTGTAGCTGCAGTATTCACATCCTCAACAATAATTGAATTTAATCCAAGCTTACTGTATGTATGCATTTTATTAGCCACAACTGCTTTAACTAATCTAACATACTGTTTAGCTTCGGTGCTAGTCGGTGGTAATTTATTTGCGTCTATCTTGACTTTTAAAAAATTTGCTTCAGTAAGATCTTTAGTATACCTACGATACTCTGTGTAACCTTCTATATACTTTTTAGCTGTGTAAGGAAAAGGTATTTTACGAATAGTTAGGTTAACTGTATTAGATAGTATATTTCTAGCTACAACTGCAGGGGTAGCTATAACTATCCTATCCTTTGCATAAGACACAATTTGTCTAGTCATATACTCAGCCAATCTAGCATGTTTTAATACAGTAGGACTTCTTTTAACCCATTTTAAATTAGTTATAGTTGGAGCAGAATATCCAAATACCTGATCTATCTGATCCGCATTAATCATAAATGATGGTTTGCCTTCTACATTAATAACATACTTCTCCATGTACTCCCGTATTTCCCTGGGAAGCCGTAAGTACTGCTCATGAAATGGAGAATCTTCATCTAGTATATTTATAAATGGTAGATTAGGATTATTAGGCATTATATTATCTTGCTCCCAAACTAATGAATCAACTACTGCTTTATCTACAGTAATCGTATTCACCCTACCTACTAGAGTAGATTGCATATTAGCAAATACATTTTGAAATTCCAGGTCAGGACGTAATAACTTCTTTTTCGTAGCATGATTCATCATGACTCTAAAATCTACAATACCCCTTTGATCATTTTTTAATGGACGGAGATTAGTTTTTTTATAAGAAACAGAAGATCCACTCTTTGCTGCATCAGCTTTTTTTACTCTATGTATTGTCCTGGCAATTTTAGGATAATTTATACCTCCATTCTTTCTAATATAATCAGGATGATTTTTAAGTATTTCCCTTAGCGAAGTACCCATGTGCCGTATACCTGCCATAGAAAATATCCCTGAAACATAAGGATTTTCTGGTATATTATGTCCCACAAATAACACATTATCACTTTCACTTATACCATTTAAATCACCTAATGGGTACATCTCGGTATACCCTTCTTTCCTCCTAGCTTCTGCTTCACTTTCTTTTCCTATCACCATTCCGTGTAAATTATCTACCTTCTCTATAATATAACCAAATCTCATTTGGGTAGGATTTCCTTTAAACAGATCTTTCAATACTTTTTCATTGTATGATGCATGGTATAAAAGTATATCAGTCATTCCATTGACTTTTGGATTCGCAAAAAATTCAGCAGTAGATAATTCTTTAACAGCAGCTACTTCTCGTTTATTAGTGTGATCTAAAGCGACTAGCGTAGCGTAAGCTTCTAAATATTTTGTAGCGTCTTCTACTACTACATTCTTCAGATGCTCCACTGCTATAGTATATCCATTATCATGTAGTTGTGGTAAGTTAGCATCTGAATCTCCTGTAGATGCATGTATCCCCAATTCCTCAGCATATTTAATTGCTATATGATTTCCAGTTATTTTTAGATGCTTTAATATTTTATCTTTTTGTTTTTTTATATTTTGTGGACTTCCTAATAAGTTAAATATATCTATAGGTTCCATCTGGATTTTTGTTAATCCGGACAACCCTGTGCGTAGTAATACGTTAGTAAGTGCTTCTTTTGTGTAATGGCTAATATCTTTACCTTTTGTAGACACCCATAATTTTTCATTAAACCACTCTACAGACATTCTATTAGTTGTCATTGTAGTTTTATCTACAAGATTTTTAGACTGAAGTAGCAACATAACTAGTGCTGGTGATAACACACCACTACCATAGTTGTTATAGATAGATCTGGCAGTTTTACCTAGTATACTGCCTAGTTTCTGTTTGACTGCTTGTGCTTTAGCATTGTCACTCATAATCAACCCAGCAGCACCAATAGCAGAATCTCTAACTTTAGCTAATTTAGAGTCGCTATCAGCATTTAACATATCTTCAGCTTTCTTTGAAATCCATTCACTTATTCGTCTATCTCCTTTTGTTAATTTATCATTTAGTTTTTGAGAAAAGCTATTTGCTAGCCGTTCATTTTTATTCTGAGCTTCTATCAAATACTCCATTGTAGCTAATGCATCTGCATAAGCATTACTTCCTCTACTAAATTTCCTAGAAAGAAGTTTTAATGCAAGATCTATAAGCACGTCAACCATATGCTGCAGTTTACCCAACAGTTTACCATTCCTTACTGGTAGCGCTATCTGCGTGTTACTTAAATAACTAATCATAGCTCTATTAGTTACAGCATATACTAGAAACTCTTCTAATTCTCCATGATCTTCTTTCTTTGTATTACTAAATACATAGCTATATTGCTGCTTAGCCATAGCTATATCATGTTCAGTTGGATTATCTATTCCTTCCAAGAACACTTGATGCTTACCATTAGAATCAAATTCTTGTTTAGTTTGCTGGAATAATTTACGCAGCTGTGTAACTAATAAAGGATTTTCTTTAATGGTTCCTTTTAGAAGTGCATGTAACATTTCGTGTACGTACACTTCTTGAGGAGTACTTCCATTTATAGCTAAAGGAGGTTTTCTACTTAAAGATACTCTTACTCTATTTAATGCAGGTAAATACTTACCCTGAGTAATCCCATCAACTTTTTCAACATTTAAATTTATATTACTTACTGAATCCAGCCCTGCAGACACAGCTGATAATACTTTCTCTAATGCATTAGTATGTGCAACTTTTGATTTTTTTGATGTATAGTAAGGAGCAGATATTTCCTGGAACTTATGGAATAACTTATTTATAGTATTACTTGTAACTGTAGATGAATGTGTTTCTACAGGATTAATCCTATCTAGTTCTGGTCCTAAAGTACCTACACTATCAGGATCTGTTTCAGTATTATAAAATGATTTACCTTCTAATATTGCAGTTTCTTTGTCAGTAGCATCCGGCTCTCTAACAGCTTCTTCTCTTGCTCCTAACTCTTCTGGAGTAATAAATTCATTTTTTAATTCCTGTATTCCAACAGTATGTGCTTCATCTTTATGCTCAAAATTTATACGCATCTCTGCGTCATCACCCAATGTATGATACATTTCAAATTTATTTTGCAGAGCAAATTTTAACCTATCTAGTTCAGCTCTATCTTTTCCCTGGATAGCATCAATTTCTGCTATACCATATCCTCCTACAAGAATTGCTTTAATTAATTTATTAGTGGATGTTGTAGATTCACGTTTATCTAAAAATGCTTCTAACGCTGCATATTCAGCAGTTTCTCTAGTAAGCCTAAGTAGATGTGATATACTTTTTTCATTTAGTACTGACAGTAGCTGTATGGCTTTCTCGACCCCTCCTGATTCTTCTATTGTTGCAGATAATCTTTGTTTTACTTTTTTAGCTGCATCTTTTGCTATATCTAACCTATCTTCATACTTACCTTCCTTACTGGCTCTAGCTATATCTCTTGCTTCTTGATTTATATTTTTTACATATTCACTATTTTCAAAAAAGTATGTTCGTTTATCATCTTCCAGGGTTTCCTCAGCAGTTAACTTCTTTGAAGTAAACTTTGGATACATATCCATAAAGAACATCTGATGCGCTACTACTGTTTCTTTATCCATTCTTTCAAATAAAGCGTCCCTATCAGCCTGTACTTCATCATTTTTAGAAGTTACTGCAGCTAAAGCACCAGAAAAAGATATACGTTCATAGTTTTCTACACGTGCAAACGCATTTTCTTTCATCCAATCATCTGCAGCAGCTTCAATTGATTCCCATTCTTTAGTTTTTTCTAATTCTGCTATGTTAGCATTAAGAGTATCAAGCATATCTTGCATAATAGATATGTCTCTATTTAATTTAAGAAAGTTCTTACCATACTCTTTTGAGAATTTCTCTAATGTCTCAGGCTGCCCTAGTACTCCATCAAAAGTAGTTAGTACATCTGTATGCAGTCCTTCTGTTTCTGACATTACAGAGGCTTCCATATTTATAATGGCCCTAATAACTGCTGATGCCCCAGGATTACTATAAACTTTAGTATAAGGAGTAATATTTTTGCTTTTTGCTTCTCCTGTAACTCCCGGAGGAAGATTGTATTCATATGTTACAGATGATTTACTTGTACTATCCTTATCTAAATCAGCAGTCATTAAATCTGTAAATATTTCACTAATACTATCCGCATCCGCACTTACTGGGCTATTAACTAATGCTCCCGAATACCTAGGAACATATCGCTCTAATTCTTTAGCTATCAGCGCAACTTCTTTATCAGGAAGAGTCTCTATTTTTGTACCATGTTTTTTATTCAATTCTTCTAATTTGGCTTTTACTGCGGCATCTAATTTAACTTTAAATATAGAAAACATTAATTCAGCTATTTGATTAGCCTGAGTTGTACTATTTTTAATTGGGCCCAGCATTTCTGTTAGGGCTAAATCAAATCTAGGAATTAATATTTCACTAATGCTTTCTAATGAAATTTCTTCATTTACTTCTAATTGGTTTAAAAAGTTAAGTGCCCCATTTATTTCACTTGATTCTGGATCACCAGTAGTATTTACTATTTTATCTAATCTACTTTTTAATTTAGGTAAATCAGGTTTAACTCCAAATATAATTCCTGCTTCTTCTGCTGTGTTTAGAAAAGAAATTAATTCTTTTGCAGAGTCTTTAGGTATTTCTCCTTCAAGATCCTTACTTAAAGTATTCAAAGTTTCGTGTACTTTATCTACAACATTTGAAGCAACCCCTGTAGTTATAGCCTTAATGCTCCCACTATAATTAAAAATCATAAAAGGATATTTAACTACTTCCCTAAGTAAATTGCCTTCTCCATCTGCAAATGGAAATATGCTATAGAGAGCAGTATTTCTTTTATTGAAATCTTCCTTAAAGTTTTTTTCAAATCCGTATCCTTCATCAAACTTATTTTCACTATATTTTTCTATCAGTTTTTTAAACCGTTTCTTGTTTGCAAGTATATACTCACTAGCTGTTTCTGCTGAAGAAAACTCATTAACTAACGTAGCAAAGTCATTGTACGTATCTTCTTTATTAGAGTTATCTTCTGCGTAAGTACCATCCACCCTATGTCGTGAAAATTTATCCAGATAAACACCAATTTGATTAAGTCTTCTTTCTAGCGTTGCACCTAAAGAACGCATAGGGAACTGCAGTAAGGTCATTGCAAACCCATTAGTAATTCCATCTATTTCTAAAGTAACATCAGAAGTAAACTCTTTATATTTATCTTTACTTTCTATTCCGTTTCCTGCTGCTTTGTATGCACTCATAGCTTGTATAGCAGCTAATATTTTTATATTGTCCCCAGGTTTACCTCCAGTATGTGTCTCATAAAACTTTCTAATTTCTTCTATAAGAACCTTTCCATTAACATTATTTCCTTTATTTAATTCATTTATAGCAGCTAGTAGATTAGCGTCTCCTTGTACTTTATCAAATTCTTCTAACACTTTTTCAGGAGTAGCTTTATCTATAGAGAATCCTACATTGTACAAAACAGCTAATTTGAACAAATGCATATTTGAACTATTGTACTTAGTAGATCCTACAGGTTGTATAAACGCTCTGTGTATATGACTATTTTGAGGGAATATCTTAGTTCCTACTTGTAAGGCTCTATTCGTTATAGCTAATACATACTTAAAATAAAATTTAGCTAACGGGGTATCTTCAGCTTCATGAGCTGTAAACAACTCGTTAAATGCGTTCTTTTTGTCGTCATTGGAAGCTGTAGTTCTAACGTAATGTGCTTCATTATACGGATAAAACACACCACCTTTTTCGTAACCTAAATTTTCTTCACTAATAACACCTGCTAATTCATGTAATAGTTTAATACCCTCATTTCCTAAATTTTTAATTACAGTTAAGGGAGCTATAGCGCTAGAGGTAGTCCATTCTTGCTGTTGTTTCTTTTTTATAGTATTTTTTATTTTCCCGGATATTTTCCCGAAAAAATTACGTACTCCTTGAGGAATAGCAGTAGCAGGGTTCTGTAGTATATCAGCAGCAGAAGATACATCTTCTCCTTTAGCAATACCAGGTATTGCTCTAGATATGCGCTGACTATTTGTATTATCTTTTTTTAGAATCAATTTAATGTGGTTATACAATCCACCGTTTACAAATTTTCTACCTGGAGAGTCATTAGTAAATACCCATTTGTGAGTATCTACTGTTATTTTTTTATTAGTAGATTTAAAGTGTTCAGTCATTAAAGCATACATGCCTAATGCAGGAACAATATTCTCTATATATTGAACAGTACCTAAATCTTTATTTACTCCTGACACACCTAAAAGTTTTAGCACAATATTACCTATCTGGGTGCTTGCATCATTAAAATCATGTCCTATTTGGTCCATTTGTTCTAGTTCATTGTTAGTAAGCCTAGCTCCTTGTCCTCTAGAAAGCATAAATTGCTCTTTAGACCGACTATTAATAAACACTGTATTAGTTGGATGTTTGTGTATCCAATCTGCAATAGCGATCATACTAGCAAATGCTACATTAGGAGGTAAATTACCTTCCTTATCTATAATAAGCGCTAAAGGATTCTTTATAGGATATACTGTATTGCCCCGAGATTTACTAATATTTTCAGCTGAAGCCCTGTAAGATGCCCACTCATTAATCATAACACCAGCTACATTAGGAGCAATATTTATACTCTCTAAATACCTTTTAAGATATTTACTATTTTCTTTTTTAAACAAAACTGCAGGAATAGACTGTATACCAGCAATAGGCTTAGTTTTAAGTACATCAGAAATAACTTTACCTACTAACTCCATAAATTTATTAATTGCACCCTTAGGGTCAGCAGAAGCAGTATCCCTTAAGGTTTTGCTTCGTGCTATAAAATCTATAACCGGAGGCAAATTACCTAATTTTTTAGTTACACTAATACCACAAGGAGTCATTATTTACACACCTCTAAAAATTTACCTAGTTTATTAACAGCTGCATCAGCAGTATCTCCTGTTTTTAAAGTACCATCTGCATTTATAGCAGCTGGGAATAATACACTTAATGTGTGCACATCTAGTTCAGATTCTTGTAAACTAAGGTTATTATCTAATTTAAAACTAACTTCACTACTTTGTTGTGTTGTAACTTCAGCTTCACTAGCTTCTTCTGTAGAAGTTTCAGCAGTTGTTTCAGTAGTAGTAGTATCATCAACATCACTTATAGTTTCTGTAGCAACAGTGGCTTCTTCTTCAGTAGTGCTTTCTTCAGTAACAGGCGGTGCAGCTTCTTGCTCTGCTGCTCTAGCTTCATTTCTTCTTTGTAATTCTAAAGTATCAGCATTTATTCTTGCTTCAATTTCTTCATCTGTAAGTGCTTCACTAGGTACTTCAGTAGTTTCTTCCTGTGAAGTTACAGGAGTCCCTTCAGGAGAAGTTTCTTCAGTAAGAGTAGTTTGACTATCTGTATCAGTTACATTTGCGTCAGCAGCATCCTGAGCACTTTTTTCTAAACTTTCTTGAGCTAGATACAACCCATCCAGAAAGGCTTGATCAATTAATCCATCGTTATCGTGAGTAAATTCTGCATATTGCATCAATTTAGCAGCTGCATCTGAATTAGGATTTTGTATAAAACTTTCAACTACAAGTTTTTTCATTAATCCTAAACTATCTGCTGCTTCCAGTTCCTCAATGGTACCTTTACCTTTTATCTTTCTTCCAGATCTACCCTTTTTAACATACTCAGTATAAGTATCTTGATCAAAAGTTCCTGACTTATTAGATTGATAAGCATGTTCTACACTGCCATATTCCCTTCCTTCGTATGTGAATGTTCTTGGAGCCAGGTTAGATAGTATTTTAGTAGATTCGGTAGATTCAGGTTTTCCCCAAAATACATTTATTGTTCCTGTTCTAGTTGGCTCTGTTTCTACATCAATAGTTTCTAGTTCTTCTTCAGTAACTTCAGTTGTTTTTCTATTATACTCTTGTTCTGCTAATGCAGCTATTGTTGCTTGCTCACTCTTTAGTGCTACTACTCTATTTTTAGTATCTGCATGTATAGTAGACTTTAAATAAGCAGTAGCAGCAGTCGCTACAGCATCCACATATTTATTATCCTCAGCAACTGCATTTACCAGGTTATTTATACTAGATTTCCCTGTCTTAAGACGTGTTATTTCTGTAACATAACCTTCATACTCAGTGTTTGCATCTTTTATTTCATCCCTAGATTGATTGTAATATACTGTATAAGTAGTTGATCTATTTTTAGTGGTACCTATAACTATTGCAGATCCTGTATTTCCTGTTCCAACTCTAGGCTTAACTCCATTTTTATCAACAATTGCTTCAATTGTATCTAACTCTGCAGATTCTGGTATCTCTTTACTTTCATCTACAACATAGTTCTCTGCTTTTCTAAATGCTTCTTCTTTTTTCTCTAAGTTACCTGAATGTGTTTGTAACTCATTTATTTTAGTTAGTATTTCTCTATTTATTCGGTCAGGATCAGCATTTGGAGCTACCAATGAATTAACTAAAGTTTTAACCTCTGAAAAAAGAGTACTAGCTCCTTTATGTCTTTCCTCAACTCCATCACGAATATCTTCAGATACAGTGCTTATACTAGCTTCAGCTCTTTTTTTCGCAGCTATTAACTTGGAAATACTCTTGAAATATGCTTTATCTTCTTCTTTAGAATCTTCAGATCCTGTTAATTCTTCTTCTACTTTTTTAAATTCTTCTTCAGTTAAATTTACTACATTTTCTAAAGAAGCTTTACCTTCATCATCTACAGGATTAGTATTAGCTGTTTTATTATTAATTTTATTTTCTAATTCTGTAACTTTTTTTGCATGAATCTCTTCTTGTGTAGAAGTAAGTTCTCTTTTTCTAAGTTCATGTAGTGTTTTAATGTTCTTTGTTTGATCTTCTCCTTCTGCATACACCACAGAACCAATTAAAGTATCAAACTCTGCTTTATCGATAGGCAGAGGAGGTTCTATTATTTCTGGTGTTCCTGTTGATTCTATTGTTCCTGGTGTTCCTGGTGTTTCTTCTGTGTCAATTTCTTTATCTTTAGTTTTTTGTGTGACAGCTTTTCCTACTGCTGCACCTACTCTAACTGCTGGTGCTGCTACAGGAGCAGCAAATCCTTCTATTATGGCAGCTTCAACTATAGAGGCAGGATCGCTAATTTTTCCTTCAGTAGCAATTTGTCTTGAAAAGTCCTCTGCAGCTCCAGCAGGAGCTTCAGTAACTACCATCTTTGCTGGAGTAATAGCAACTTTAGCTATAGTTTTAACAACAAAATTATTAAGTACTGAGGGAACTGATTTTGCTGTGGAAGAAAGTATTTTCTTTGCTGAAATAAGCTGTTTAGACAAAGCAGCTATTGCTGCTTTAGGTAATCCTGCTACAGCTAATCTATCTCCAATTGCATCTACTGCTGCTTGTGCTGCTGAAAATAGTTGTATCCTAGCTGCTTCATCTTTAGTAGGTTCTACTCCATCATTTAATCTTAAAAATTCTTTAGTATTTTCTACATTATTCCCTATAGCCATTGAGGTTACTAATGTAGTAATTGCTGGTACATTTCCTGTAGCTAATACAGCCATGTACGGAATAGCATCAATACCTCCATATAAATAACTATCCCAATCTTCCTTTAAAGTATATTTTGTGGCTTCCCATAATCCTTCTGTTTCGGCTACATATTTAAAATTTGCCGATCTAGCCGCCTCTACTGATCTATCAACAGGTATTGCTTTATTTATATCAGCTATATCTTCTTCTGCAACAGCTAGATCTTCTTTTGTTCCTTCTGCTCTATTTTTAAGCTCAGTAAGTATTTTAAATTTAAGTGATTTTCTGTATAATTGTTGTATTTCAGAAGGAAGTTGTTCTATGTTATTAAACCTACTTTCATCTTCCTCTGTTATTTTAGGATTTCTTTGTCCTACATACTCTCTACCAGGTTCAATTACTACAGGTCTAAGAGCACCTCTACTATTATAATCATCTATTTGGTGACGAAGAGTCTGCCCTGTTCCTACTACGCCTTTATACGCCATTCCTCCTATACCTACAGTAGCTTGTAGCAATCTATTAGCTACATCCCCAGCAGAACCCGGTTTAGGTGCATCTTCTTCTATAGCTTTATCTTTTGCAATAGTGTGAGCCCCATAAGAACGAGCTATTTGCTCATCAAAACCAAAATTATGAACATATCCATCAGACTCAATTACAGAAAATGAACCATCTGTATGCTTACGAATATTTCCTTCTTCAGATTCTATTGGGGGCTGTTGATATGGTTGTGTACCTTCAGTGTAAACACTGTCGTACATTTCAGGAGATGTTAGCTTGTCGTCATAAGACACAGCCTCAACATCATCATATGTGGAGATAACAGTAACAGGGGAGAGTATGCGTTGTTTTGCAGCAGTTACTCTATTTAAAACATTTTGTTTAGTAGTAAATACAGATTGTTTTTTATTTTGCAGTACATTAACAAACTGTGTATGAGTAGACATGAAAGTATCACACTATTATTAAATTTTTTATTATCTAAATAAACTATTTTCTTTACTTGCACGTATAATATCTTCTTTACTAGGGAAGTTATCCACAGTAAATTCTTCTCCAAGCCATTGATTCTCAGGAACAATAGCATCAAGGGCTCTTTTTGACTTTCTACCTAGTTGTTTCGGAGTATCTTTTGGATTTGCTTTTTTTAAAGCTTTATACACATGATTTGTTAATTCCCATGCATTAGATATAGTATCCTGTAAATCTGCAGGATCGTCTGCAGCTAAAAGTGAATCCAATACTAATTTTCTGTTTGGTGCACTCAAAACATGATTAGTTAAAGTTCGTATAGGGGCTTTTGCAAACTCTTCATTAAATTTAGCATCAGTTAGTTTTTGGGCAGTAGTTAATTTATTCATCTCAGCTTGCAAGTTGGCTTTATATGCTTGCAGATCTTGATAACTTTTTATTGCAACTTTAAGGGGTTTATTAGTGGGGTTATCTACAACACTAGCTACCATTTTATCTACTGTACTTTCAGGTATACGCTCCCATTTTTCCTTAATTTCAAATCTTGCTTGTCGTTCCCATGCTTCCCATCCATCATAAGTAAATGTAGCTGGATCTATAGTAATTTGTGTATTAATAATTTCTTCATCTTTTAGTGCTTCCTCACTTATTTTGGTTGTAAACAAAGATGCATTTGTTTCATCTAATATACCATTAGTTATTGCAAAATCTATGATACCAGAAAAATCTTTTGCAGTTTTAGCTTTTCCTATTTTAGTGTTAAATCTTATTACAGCCTGACTTTTATCCCTCTTCATATCATCAATATAAGAAATCCCTGCTTTATTAACTATATTAGCATAAGCAGGATCTCTTAATAATTCTTCAGTTACTTTTTTCTTCATTTCGTCATTAGTTAATTTATCTGCATAATCACCTATAGGACGTAATGCGTTTATTAAATTTTGTACATTTGCATTATGTTTATCTTTAACACGCTCTTTATTTATTGCCCCATCTACTTCACCAGCAACGCTAGCTATTTCCATATTAGCTTTTAACATATTTGGATCTACACTACTTAATAATGTTCTCAGAGGTGTTTTATTAAAATTGTGTTTATATCTTGAATCTAAAATACCAGTAATAGTTTCTATAGCTTCTGCATTTTCAGGAGTAATTTGTGTCCCCTTACCGGTGATGAATCTATTACGAAGATTAGTTATATCAGCACTTGTTAAACCATCGTCATCGTATGTATATGTACGTAGATCACTTCTAAAATTTAATAAATAATTATCATTAAATTCTTTTGAAGTTATTTTTAATTTACTCATTTCATCTGCGTATACAGGAGATGATTTTCTGAGAATATCCTCAGCCATAGTCTGTAATTCTACAGAAGTACTAGCAGGTAAAATTGTTTTTAATCTACCTACAGTTTTTTGAAGATTACTACTATGACTTCTAACTTTTTCTGCTTGAGTTTTCCCCTCAATAGCCATAGTAATATCACCTCCATATATACTAGGAAGATCTATTACTTTAGCTATTTTAACATTAATTGCGTCCATAATACCTTGGGCTCCAGGTATTTGTTTAAGTCGTGCATCTCTGTAATCTTTTCGTAAATTAACTAACCCGTTTATATCATTTGTTTCTCTTATCCTAGGACCAGCTTTTCCAGTTAAAATCTCACCTTGTTTAATTTTTTCTTGATCTTTTTTTGCTTTTTCTAATTTTATATTATGTTCTTTTTCTAACATACCATACTGAGAAATTTCCCGAGCTTCTGCTCTTCTGTTTCTTACTGTTTCAGCTGCAGTCTTTGTAGATTGTAACCTAAGGTCTTCAATACGATTTAACTTGGCTAGTTCTTGTTCGCTACGTTGATTCTTAAGAGTTTCTGCTCGATAATCTGCAGTAGTTGCGTCACGAGCAATATCTCGTTCTTGATCACCTAGCGTTTGCTTTCGTACAAAAGCTTTATGATCTATATCTCTTGTAGCATCTTGCTCTTGCATAGTTCGACTAAATAATGCTTCTTCTTTCTGCTGTTCTCTAGCTTCAAACTGTTGATTATCTTTAGCTATAATATCTTGATTAATATAAGACTTATCAGCATCATCAAGGATAGTTTGTCTTTCATTCCTATCCTTAGCACTATCAAGCATAAGTAGCAGCTTACCAGTTTCTGCATCTGTATAATCTTTAGCACCTTCCTGCATACTACTACCTAAAACATCAAGCCCTTTTGCTATATTAGCTCCTGCCATGTTACCTGCTTGTAATATACCTGCAGGATTACTAGGAGATACGTTTTGCCATGTGAGTGCCATATTATTTCTCTATTGTAGAGTGTACGTTATTTAATAGTGTTATAACTTTTCTTTTGCCCTCGTGACTCAAGAACCCTATTCCTAGCAGCTATTTCATTATTTGCCATCACTTTATTATCCTCATACGCTTTTAATTGTTGATTATAATTCGCCTGCCATTGGTTCTTCTGGGCATTATGCGCATCTCTAGCTAACTGGTAGTTCTTTATACCTGTATAGGCTGAAGCTAAGCCCCCTACACCTTTCATTACTGACCCTGCTGCATTCCATCCCTCAGCAGAAGTCATTCCTGGACTCGCTTGATTTTTAATACCTGGTTCAGAGGGCATGCCTGCAGATTCTACACCTGGTGACCAGCCTGTTGTATAATCACTGGGCATATTCGGAGTGTTATCCGCAGAAACACCTGTATATTCATTAGCAGGCGAGAACGCAGTGTCAGGTGATGTACTTATGGGACTAGAAGACGGGGGTCCGAAAGTGGACGGCGGGCGCAAAGGAATTTCGGCCCCTTCTTTAGTGTAACGATATCCGGGCCCATCTGAGTTAAATGAACCATACCCTCTTGGATTTTTATCTTGCCACTCACTTCCACCATAAGAAGACTGTTTTGGAGTCCCTGGTCCAAATTTATCTACGTACTCGCTAGAGCCACCAGAAGACTGAGGAATTGCAATGTTTGAACTGGTAAATCCTCCATCTGACGTAGATGATGCACCGGGTGACCAATCACCACCACTAGAATAATTCATTGGCATATTCCCTTGAGTAGAACTACCTCTAACACTTAATTCTCCTGCACTGGGTGACCAGACTGATGTACCAGGACCAGTATACGATTCTGATTGGAATGTAGGAGCATTTTCTGTAGACGCAGTTATTGGGTTAGAACTTCCTGCAGCAGAATCACCAGGTGTAAATGCTTTCTGCGCTTTTGACACAGGTGCTGACATTTCACCGGGTAGTTCGTAATTACTTTCTGCTAGTTCAACAGGAGGTTTTGCATCACCTGGATTTGGATCAACATCCCCTTTAGGGCCATCGGGTACCTCAGCTTTAGGGACAGCATCAAATATACCATCATTCTTTAAATTCTTCATATGAGTTGGAGTTAATTTACCTCCATCACCCACATCAGTTCTAATTTCTCCATCCTTACCTACAAAATACCAATCGTCACCCTGCTGTTTTATAGATACATTTCCTCTTCCTTTTCCTCCTTTTCCACCAAGGTAATTGTAACTTAATATTCCATCTTTATATTTAGCACCTTTAAATTGCCTTTTCTTTGCCATACTTACCTTTATAGTTATATTTAGTTGCTTGTGTACGCTTAACTAACATTAAGTGTATTATACTTATCATAGTCATAACAGTCAAACTGCCTTTCTAATATACCGTCGTGGTAACCAAAATAAGCTGATGCAGGCATTGGGTTTAATGCAGCTCTAATTTGTAAATTCAGTAATGCATTAGGAGAAGTATCTGTACCAAATAATGCGTCCATTTCCGCTTGTAATGCTTCTTCTTCTTCAGTTAGTTCTTTATCTGCTGCTATTAATTCCTCTTGTTCCCTTTGCATTTCAATTAGTCCTGGTTGAACTACTGCCAACGAATACAATTGATTCATTACGTCTATAGACGCTGTAAATAATGTAACTTGATTAGGAAACTGATTTAATCCTGCTGTACTACTTTTACTACTATAGTATGCAATGGCTACAGCCGCTACAGCTAACAGTATCAAACCTTCATCTTCCCCAAAATTACTTATTATTACGGGTACAAGTATGTGTTCTATAAAAGCATTTACTGCTAAAGATGTGGCATATGCAACAATTGCAGTTTCAGCTAATACAACTAGTGAACTTGCTGTTCCCAGTGAATAAACAGCAAATACAATTGCTCCTATTCTAATAACTTCTAATGTAGCAGCTCTAAGTTTTTCCTCCCATGTTTTTTCTATACGCTCATAATAAGCTAAGTGCAATGATATATTAGCACTAGCCATGACCAATTTATGCTGTTCAAACGGATCTAATCTTTGATATATATTCCATATTACCGGAGCAGATACACAATTATTAGAAGCATCTAATTTGTGAGTTATATACCTAAAATTGGCGTCGGCGTAATCATTAGCATAATCAGTTATCCTTTCTATAGAAGATACATTATGCACTGCATAATAAGTAACACTAGTAGCATTAGATCTACCATATGTGACACTAGCGTTAGAGTATACGCTAGCAGGTACAGTAGCAAATATTATTTCTGTACTACTTTTCTTTATATATAAATTACCTACTCGTAATACTTGATCGTCAGCAGTTACATATGTATTATTTGAGGGTTTGTGTATTTTTAAGGTAATACCAGATCCAACTAGATAAATTTCATCTGGAAATACAGAAGCTACTCCATCAACAGTAACTGATACACTATTTTCTTCTATTTCCAACCAATTAGCTTGTACTTCTGTAGTGCCTATACTACTATCATTTAAGTATGATTGTACTTGCGATACAGTTTGAGCTTGACTATCTCCTACAGGCAAAGTTTTATTGGCGTCATAATAATAATATCCATCATTAGAAGTTAAATCTTTATCGTATTGATACGGGTTTGAGCTAGTAACTGTGCTATTCCCTGTAGATGTTGAAACATGAGAAACCCCCATAGTATAATTATGCCCATCTCCATTCACTTGATATTGAAATAAAGATACTGTGTCGACTCCATCAGCATCAGTAGTATAAGTTAATGTATGCGGCATGGAACTTACATTATATAACTCCTTAGCTAATAACCATAAATACTTATTACTTATTCTATTACCTGTTGTACTGTCCGATCCACTTACCCATTTAACTCTAAAATTAAGAAATGCAGAATCTATTACATTACTATGCTGACTATAAGGTAAATCATCTAATAAATTTTCAGGATCTGGTAAACCTAAAGCTTTTATATAGTTTTTAGTATTTTGTTGTACTGAAACAAAAGTAGTGGAAGTCAATGTAGGTGCGTAACGATAATATCCTTCTGCTCCTTGCTGCCCATCGTCGTCTTCTAGCACAACATGCCATTTAAAGCTTGACTGCCGCCCATTAGTACCTGCATACTCAGCAGAAACTGACCCTTCAAACAAATTAAGATTGTTTACTCTAAGTGTAACTGAAGGAAGAATGTCATCCAGTGCGTCGGGCCCACTATGAATACTATAATTAGATCTTATATCAGGGTTATAAATACTGTAATAATTATTCTCTTGAAAAGTACCACTACCATAAAGATTAAAAGCATCATAAACTTCTATATCGCTTACATAATCAGTTGATGAACTTGCTTTTCTATAAAAATCAACTATTTCATTAGTAAAAGATGTTCCTTTAATTAAACTGTTTAAAGCTATTTCATCAGTATTATATAAATTATCTATGTACTTATCATCGGTAAATAAATAACTATTCTGCGTAGAGAATTCACTAATTACTTTATCGTGTCCTGCTGGCCCAGCTAAAACATTAATAAAATCATTTAATATTTGTGCGCCTGTAGCAACTACTGCGGTTGCAAATGCTTCAGCTTGACTGGCAACGGTCGTAACTACATCGTTTACTACTCCTACTACCCCTGCCATAATTTTGCTAGCCTGTAGGTTTGTAAGTTTCTATTATATTATCTATACCAGTATTAGCAGTTCCTCCTTTTATTTTAGCAGTAGCTGTATCAGATACTTTACTTACAGATACATTTATAGCGTAAGCATCTAGTAAAGACTTTAAATATTTAGCATCTGCATTCCATTTAAATCCTTTAGCTTGCTCAGTAAACAGAGTTATCTGCTTACCTGTTACGCTATTAGCATTTGGTGTAGTATTTCCAGTTACTAATGTTTGTGCATATTCAGTAGTTGTCTTTTGAGCCAATAAATCAGCTTCTTCATTAGCTTTATTCATATTAAGTGTAAAGCTAACTGCTTGTGCCAATGTACTTTGCAACGCTCCTAAGTATACTGTGGCGTAATCTGTACCTGTAATTCTACCGTCAGTAAATTGTTTCTCTACATGTAAAGTAACAACTTTCATTAACTTGTCAAAATTACCAGTTCCATCTGATGCATTACCTGTACCTACAGTAGTAGCATTAGATAAAGTACCAAATTCTATATGTGCTTCTGTGTGTGCCATAATAATTTATTTAATAGTTAAGCATCACCTCTAGCAGCTTGACTTGCTGCTAATTTATCTATTTCTTTTTGAGTTAAATCAGGTAAAACCTGTACATTAAACTTCTTAGCTTGATACGGTTGCAAAACAGTATCGCCATTGGGGGCTTTAACAGATTTAAATTTTTGCATGTCTGCATTAGCAATCTGATTAACAATAACGTTAGGTACATGCCATCCTTCTTCATTATTAAACGGTACATACTTTTTAATAGCTTTTCCGTTATTTACTGCACTAACCATAACTGTAAATACTAGCCCTGCGTGGCCAGATAGTTCAGGATCATTTGGTGTGACTATAATTCTTTTTAAATGCATGCATTTTTGTTCTAAAGTCATTGCAGGTGCTTTTTTAGCTTTAACTTTAGCCTTAGAAGGCTCTACAGGAGAAGATTCCACTTCTGCAGGTACTCCAGCATCATTTTTATCTACATCAGCCTGTAACGTCTCTCTGAGCTTTTTTTCACTAGTTTTATGATGTATTTTAATGTCTCGGCCAGTTAATTCTGCTTTAACATCTTCAATATCCATATTTTCAATATCCATGATTTTTTATTTTATAGTTTATATAATTCTCCCATTACTCAAAGCTTAATTGCAATGAGTAACAGGAGAACATTTACTTAATGACTAATCCGCTTTAGTCCAAATAACGCCTAAGCGTTCTGGGCGCATAGCGAGAAAACCATAGTACCATTTGATACTATAGAATCCTTTCTCACCATAAGGATTAGCTAAATCTGAAATTTCACTTCCAGGTTTTTTGTGATTAATAGAGAATTTAACACTTTTACCGTCAGTTTGGAAACCAACAGTAGTAAATGCTCCATCACCAACAACAAGCATAGGATAAATATCTATTTCTGTGCCTGCTCCTCCTGCTTTCTTGCCTTTATTTTGGCCATATTGCATTTCAGGAACTACAACAATACGAAAGTTATCAATGGTACCAATTTCACCATTTAACACATTACCTGCATCGGCATATTTTTCTACACCAACAAAAGCAGGTTGACTGTGTAAATCTTGCATGGCCCGTAGAGCAGGAATCATTTCAGAACCGATATACATAATACGTCCACCATTAATGGTTTTAGTATCAGTCATACGGGAACCTGCAATAATTTTAGTTGATTTAGGAGTCTTATTGTCATCTAAAGCAATAGATAAACGCATAAGATCTTTATATCTAACTAAACCATCTACATGTGCTTTAGTACCTACATCAATTACCTCTGTATCATCAGCGTCAGTAGTAATATACATAGTAGTACCAGTTCCTGATGCTGTATTAAGCAAATCATTTTGTAGCTCTGCTTCTGTTAGCTCATTAGCACCTACTACTGCTTCTTCAGTAATATGAGCTAAAAGATCGGCATCACTATCAAAATCCATAGATTCTTGTGTATACTCAACAAAGAATCCACGTTTCTTTAGGTCAGCTTCTACTTGCAAACGAGTAAAACCAACTCTATTTACACGTCCACCTGACTCAGAAAGAGTAGGAATTTTAGCAGCGATAGATCCAATATCTTTCTGGCTACCATATATATGACCTCCAGTTGCCTGAAAACTACCATAATCTCCCGCAGCAGCTATTGCATTAGCTTCAGTAGCATAAAACCCTGCATGAGTTGCTGTAGCTGCAGTCCATCCTGTGCCACCTGATTGTGGAGCACCAGCAGCATTAAACGCTTCAAACTTAGCGTTAGTAATAATTAACCCTGCTGCATCTAAACCTTGGTCGTTTACGTTGCGATCATCAAGCAAAGGAACATATACATCCTGCTTAATTTTCTTACCCATATTTTTAGGCATTGCTTTGACATTAGCCAAAGGCGAAAAATACTGTTTATCTCTAACAGCAATAATCGCTTTTTTCTCGTAAAAATCAGTACGAGCCTGTGCACCAATGCTTGAAGCAGTTGTGCCCGGATTATTATATTGTTGAGCGGCCATAATGACCTCCTTTTATTTTAGTTTAAAATTAAGCATACTTAGCCATAAATTCATCATCAGACAATGTTAAATAACTAACATCCTGTTTAGAATTATTGCTAGCATTTGTTTGTTTAGTAGGAGCTGCTGCTTTACGATTTTGCTTACGCTTAACCGAATCAACATCTCCTATATCCGTTACATTAGATTGCACAGGTGCTTGCTGATTCCCATCAATAAGCTCCCCATTGCTAGCTAACATATCTATAATTTGTTTATATGCATCAACATCAGATACTCCAGATAACTTACCTAAAGCCTTATCTTGTTGCATAATAGCATTCACTTTATCATAGACACCGTTTAGCATATGATCATTAATCACCTTAATTACATTAGGGTTTTCTGATACAAACGTTTTACTCTTGTCATCCCATTCTGACGTTAATAAGTCAATGGTTTTATCAAAAGTATCTGTGTGCTTTATGCTATCTAGTACTTGATCTAGCTCATACTCACTATCTGTTACAGTATAATTATTAGGTTGATAAGTACTGGCATTCTCTATATCAATTTCATCAGGGTCTACTCCACTATCCTTAACTAATTTAGCAATAGCTTTGCTGTCATTTTTAGATAGATCAATTAAATTATTCAATCTACGTTCATCTAGAAGATTATTATTTTCCAACATCTTAATTAACTTAAGATTAGGTTTCAGTTTAGCCATTTGCTTCTGAGCACCTGCGCCCATCTGCATTAACCTAACTATATCTTCAGGTGATTTGACCTGCATAGTTGCACCATTAGCTTTAAATGGAGCTGTTACCTGGTTGTATGCATTCTCATAATTAAAAGTATCAGTCTCTTGAGGTGTATCCTCAGGTGTGTCTGTATCCTCTTTATTACTATCTGCATCAATAGATTCTGAATTAGTATCTTCAACGAAAGGTTGAGCATCTGCTTGAGTATCCTCAGGCAAAGTGTCCAGTTCTTCTTTTGAAGTGTCTTCTTCAACAATCTCTTGGTTGTCGCCAGTAGCATTATTACTTTCATCACTAATAGTCTCATCAGTAATGTCTCCTTCAGGCGTAACTGTGTCAGTTGATTCTTGAGAATCTTCTGTTGCCGAGAGTTCTTCTTGATTCTGCTTTAAGAACTCATCATCCGAAAGACCTAATACATTCTCCATAATTAATTAACCTCCTCTGCGAGAATTTCTTCTCTGGTTTGTTCAAAATCTTTCATACTAACTTCCATTTCATTACCTCGACGAATGATCATATCAAAATAATTAGATAAACTACCTATTCCAGCAATCATATTATCGATGGAACGTTGTTGTGAGTCATCTAAGCTAGTATTACTTTTAGCCATAACTAACCTAGCCGCTTCTTCTTTGAAATAATCATTCATAATTATTTCTTTAAAATGTTTATTTTCAGATAATTTATAAAAATTATCTCTCAGTAAAATCAATTTTTCTGCTGTAGTTATCTGTATGTCTACGTGTTCTAAATCATTCATTGTGGTATGCTATCTATTGGTTGTGCCATATTTTGAAAGGCTAATTTATCAAGATCGGATAATCTACTATGGTCTTTAGATTCCATATTTTGATTGTGTTTTAACGAAGCTATTTGATTTTCATGTTCTCTTCCTACACCAGATTCTTGTTCTAAAAAGTCTAAATCTTTTAAGTCAGACACACTATCTAATCCTCTAGCTTTAGCTATTTCAGTCTGAGTTTTAGCTGTCTTATACTGGACATCTATAGCATTTTCTTGCCCTTTAGCAGTTTCATTAGCTATTTGTGCTTGTAGTAACTGCAGTTCTAACTGCGCTTTCTGTTGAGCTAACGGATCGGGCTGAGATTGATATTCTGCAATTTGTTTAGCTAACTCAGGCATTTTCCTTAATCGAGCAATATCACTTAAAACCATCTTAGACATATCTAATGGTAAAGAATTACCCATTGTTTGCAACATAAATGCTAATTCTTGTGCTTTTTCGTTATCAGCTTCTGCAGTAGATATATTTAGTTTAATATCATATTTACCGCCTAAATCATCTCTATTAATAGCAACTAATTCATTATTAGTTATTCTTATAATTTCTTCATCATCAAGAAATTCAGCATTCATAGATATAACTTTTCGTCCAATTTGATTTAAACCGTCAGAAAGCCGCCTAAGAATACCTAATTCTCTTTTTGATGTAGCATCAAGAGCAGATCTAATACCCGTTGCTGTAGACCCTAAAGCTTGCCCTGAAATACCTTGAGTAAATGCTTTTATACCTGTAAGTGATTCTGCTTCATTATTCTGCATATTTAATACTTCTAATGCAGATCTAGGAATTTCTGGGTAAGTTTCCATGTAAAAAGCAGACCTAGGATCTGTATTCGCATTAAACTTAAAGTCTTCCCCCCTTTCAAACTTCCTAGAATTAGTAATATCTAAAGCATCTTTACGTATACCTTGTTGGCCGTTTGCACTTCTACCAATAACATCTATTATTCCTCTAGTTACTGCTCCAATAATTTTTTGATTATCTTCTAACAAATGAGCATCAGGTTCTCCATAAATACTTCTTCTTTTAGGTAAATACTGAACTAAAACAAAAGGTAGTTCTTTATCCGGGTACGGATTTTCTTCTAACCTAATAATAGTACTTCCTATCCATGAAGCAACAAATGGTACTACTTCCCCTGTATCATTTATATCCCAGTATCCCCAATATTCTTTTACTACAACTTGTTTCCTTGCTGTATCCTGGAAAACAAAATTGCTATCATCTGTAATAGCATGATCTGGTTCACTAAGAATAGAATTATCATCAAAATTAATTGAGTCTAAATTTTTATACCTACCATCTTTCTTCAGTTCCGAAAGAGAAGACTCAAAACTATACACTACAAACTTTGCTTCCTGTATATCCCCATTACACGTAGGATCTATAACTATATTATTGTAGTTACACACTTCTAGTATAGGTTGGTTCTTAATAGTAGTAGTTTGCTCTTCTGTGTGTGAACCTACTTGTATTGGGAGTACAGGAGTCCCCTGTTGCATAGTTACCTCGTGAGCTTGTTGGATTTCTAAAGGTACTTCTGCACGATATTGTTCGGGAGACTCCTGCATCAGAGCATGTAATTGTTGATGCGTTGCTTCTGCATCTGCAGTAGGTTGTAATTCAAAATCAGGAACTTCTACGTCTTTAGTCTCCTCTTCAAACTCCCAGCCTACTTTTACTATAACTGTGCCTTCATCTACAGCAGCTCTAATATACTCATCTATAAATTTAGTTTTACTTATTTTGCAATTAATTTGGTAGTTTAATACTTGTCCATTCTGAACAGCTGACTGCTTATCTTCAAAAGTAGCAGGAGCAGTGTTAAATAAATCATCTGTAGATAAAAAAGGTTCAGCTAATGCAGAATAACGCCATTCAGCTTGTTTTCTAACTAATTTAGGTACTATTTTACTTCTACCTTTTTTAGCGTTAATTACTTGATTCCCTTCTAACACATCTAACCACCTATCTACAGCAGCAGTGTGTAACGTATGTGCGGGTTTAGCCGCTGAGTAATCTTGTTTTAAATCAAGTAAACTAGGAGGATTTTTCCAATCCACCAATTCTGCAGACTCAGATTCAGTAATATCTTTTAATCCAGGAGAAACAATAGCCATTAAACAATTTTAGTTACAATATTTGGATAAGCAGCAGGATTATCTACCATAAAATTATTTATTTTATACACTCTCAACCCGTCTATAGTAGAGTGGTACTTCATTTGGTTTTTAAATACATGGGTGTCTACTGCCCCGTCATATATAACACAATATATACTTTTTTCTTTAGCTACATTAGTTACAAAGTGTCTCCATACTTCTGCAAAATTAAATTTGTCTCTTATTTGCTTACCTATAAATACACCTATTACTAAAGACCCGTCTAAATCTACACTATAAGCATGTATTAACGAAGCTTGTCCTTTTTGCAGATATCTACATTTACCAGATGCTATCGGCATATGCTGTAACTTTCTAAATCACTAAAATTAAGATTAATAGTTGCAGTATCAGCAATTACATCTTTAAGTTCTTTTAGTGTTATATCTTTTTTACTTAAAAGTGCATCTACATCTACTAAATCAAAATTAATGTTAAACATCTCAGAAAGCCAACCAAATAACATAACTAATTCTAAACTATCATATTCCGCACTAGGTAGTACAGCGTTAATATCTACAACTGGTTCTGCAATTTTTTCATTAGTGAGAATATGATTAAACACGCACATAAACTCATCATCTGAATATGTAAAAGTAGAACTACTAGTATCGGACATATTTAATAAGACCACATAGTAGGTCTAGGATGACTATCTTCAGAGAGTGTATCTATATGTATAAAACGTTTTGCATGTAATCCTCTCTGTGATATTCCAACTCCACTTATACCATGCTTTCTGGCTATATCTACAAACCTTAGTGCATCAGCTCCAGCAATGACAATATCTGCCGCCTTCCCACCGCTAGTTCTTGGAACATGGGGGCCTGTAGAACCTGTTGAAGACACATTAGAATTATGTTTTACACAACGTACTCCACTACTAATCTTAAGAGGTCTATTCATATCCTCTCTTATATTCTGTAATATATCCATAAAGTCCATATCCATAGAATCTTCACCGCATCCGCAATGACACATCATTTCATCTACAGAAAAGTTCTTCGTAATCATCATAGCTATTCCTCCTATAATTAGCCCATTGAATTGTCGTCTAGTTCCAATCCACATGGGATTAGTAAATCGGACTACTTGCCCGACTTGCCCAATGATTCTTTTAGCAATTTAACTAACTTATCATCTACATCTGAGTCAGTCTTCTTTGCCAAGGTTTCTAACAATAGAATAATAACTTTTTCTATCACGCCAGAATTACCTAGCATTGAAAAAGCCATACTCTTTACTACTCCTGCAATTATAAATGGCATACTATCTCCTTATATTAATAACTGTCTTTCTGTTAAATTCTTTTATTTTTTCTTCTTCTTCTTTTTCTTCTTAGGTGGACGACCTAATTGATCTCCGTATGTCCCTGCACCTTGTGGCATATTAACACTCCTTATTTCTGTATGGCGTTATTGGCTCTACACACTGCCAGATTGAATATTCACTAGGATACGTATCTACCCAGTGTCCTAACCTATTACTACTAACTGCACTACATCCCGATAATATTAAAATTAACAGTAAAACTTTCATTCTTTTGCAGTTAAACTTTTTAAGTCTTCACTGTTTTGTTTAACTTGAAATTTAATAACTTTAACATCTCCACTAAGTTCTGAGACATTCACCAGAAGCCACGTAATTGAAGCAACTACTAAACTACCTAATACTAATAAAATGTTGTTGACGGACATATGGTGCTCCATTAGTGAACTAAACGACCTACGTTAATACGAATATCTGTTAATGTTGCTTCTACATCTTTCATTTGGCCTTCAAAATTTTCTTCTGCCATGTGAAGATGTTTAATATGTAATTTATTATCTCTGGCTAGTTTTTCAACATCCATAACCGTACTGAACAACCACCCTACAGTTGCCAATAAAGCTGCTACTGCAAGTGGAGTAAATGTTTTTACAAGAGCATGTTCTGTAACTGCTTGTATAGCATTGTTACCATTTCCATTTGCCATCAGAAATTAGAGCTTAATGTTTTATTTTTTTGTTTATCGGTCTGTTTTGCACGTTCAAAATCTTCTAATTTAAGATTCCTTTTTAGTTTAGATTTTGCCGTTTGTTTACGAGATTTACGATGTAGCTCTTTTAAACGATCTGCTTCTTCTGTTTCTTTTTTCCACTTATCTATAATATAATGATCATCCGAATCAGGTTCAAAATCAAAAAACAAATTCTTAAACTGTGTAAATAGGCCCATTATAGCTCTCCTTTTTTTAATTTATATCTTCCTTTGCTTGCTTCCATCTCTTCTTCATGTTCATGATCTTTTTTCTCCCTAAACCAATAATCGGTACTTTTAGCAAGAACAGCAACGTATGCTCCACAGAGGATATTAACCAAGTCACGGCTTGATTCTTTAACTTCCGAATAGAACAGTAAATAGAGTAAAACCAAGAACGTAATTGCGTTGGCAATTGAAATGACAAATCGTGCCCAAAAGTTAAGAAGTTTCCTGTTTTCAAGTGGACTACCTGCTCCCCCTAATAACGTATGATGCACTCGTTTCATTCATTCAGATTTGCCACTTATAAATCCTGCAATTATACCTACAGTTCCAGTTAAGGCAGATTGCAAAAGACCATGAGTTGATTCACTCACCTCTTTACCTTCTGCTAATGCTATGTAGCTCTCCATGCCTACAATGCAGATCAGTATTATGATTAAACCCGATGCCAATAATAAAACTATTTTAGATTTCATGGTTTAGTAGGCCATGTAATGTTATCTACATCGGCTTGTGAAGGTACATCCCTGAGTGCTTGTCTATATGTTTTCATATTAGTTGCTAGCGTAGAATCTTTAAGTGCTAGATAGTCAGTCTGACTAAGTCTACTGTCTCTGTCTCTACGAACTGCTGTCCACTTGTCTGCTAGTAGCCGAGCATCTTTAGCTGTGTCATCTCCTTTAAAATGAGATTTGACATACATTTTAGGGTCTTGACTCTTTTCATCATTGTCTAAGACTTCTTCACAGTTTACTTTAGAGTCTGACCATTTGATGTTGTAGACTCCTTCTGCTGAATAATCACCAAGCTGATTCAGTCTTGCCTGAACATCTTCATCAGTACACTCAACGATTGTAAAGTCTTCACTTGGATAGGTAACTACAGGAGGATCACCAGATGTAATACTTTCGATCCATGTCCAGTATTCAGGTTTGGACATACCTTTTGAATTTCTCCTGCATTGCCACTCTGTTTCGTGGATTGTCTGGAGTACATTGCTTTTATGTGATATATACATATTATACTTTCCTAATTATGAGCAGTTTTGTACCATGTGCCGCATAATTATAAAGAACAAAATATTGTGGCACTACTTCAAAATAATCTCCACGTTTTAATTGCATAGTAGTTTGACAGGAAAATGCGGCTCGTTTTGCTGTGCTGGTGCTTCCAAGAGAACCAACTAGTATTAAATTACCATTATGATTTAAAGCACACTCTCCATCATCTCCTTTACTGTTAGGTTTGCCGTCAAATTTAATATCATAGATTCCATCCTTAAGAATGATAACACGATCATATGCTATACAAGTATCCTTTTGACCTACGTTTTGTTTATTAGCAACACCTCTAGTAAAATCCCAAATTACCTTAGCATCAGCAGCAGTAGTACCATTATCAGCAGTATAAAATGAAACCTGATCTTTCCCAATATAACCCACATCCCTAGTAACCTCATCCCAAGTCTTACCATCTGGAGTAACCACAAGATTAGTCTGTTCCATGTTTCGATCACCTCCTACTAGCTCATGTAGGAATGGTGTTTCAAAGGTCTGGTAGTGTGATGATGTGTGGATTGGAGAAACAATATCCCAAGAATGCATATCACAAGAACTTGATCCACTACCATTAATACCAAATTTATTAGTTCCTAATATAGAATCTGCATCTGGATATTGGATTGCTCCATTTCCTGTCCCTACTTCAGTAGAATCAGCGGTTGAACCGTTTACTTCAAATTGTCTTGTTCTATTTACTGTATCATAAGCTACTAAAATCCCCTTTGTCCCAAATGTAGTGATAGAAGCATCAGCATCACCAGTAGAGTAAACCATACTCCCATAGGCTTGAAATGCAGTTGTTGCATATGTCCAATTTCCATCTTGATAAAACACATCTCTTGTTCCGCTAACCCTTCGTACTCCTTTAGATATATTTATTGCTCCTGAACCTGCAATAAGATGATCTGCCATCAGCATATAATCCGAAATGACTACAGCATCCTCTGGTATAGGAGGCATCTTGGGTTGGTAGAAAGTAACCTCATTAAAATTTCCATAACTGCCATTGCTTACTGTTCCATATGATACTCCATCTACCCAATACGCAGGATGTGCTGCAGCTCCTCTATTCACTTTTAAAATATGAGTTCCATAAGGTAAATTTTGAGCTAAATGAATCATTCCAGCACCATAATAACTATCGTGTAATGTAATGCCTGTTCCAATAAAAGTAATGTAATAAAAGTCATCTTGAGCTACAGGGGAAAATTGGTTTTGTCCTGATCCCCATTTTACATCATCACCAGATAAACTTGTCAATCCGTCATCCATTACATAAGCTATATCATCGGCAACAGTAGAAAGCATACTTGCATCTGCCAAAGAAGGTGATGATGCATCATTTGTCCCACGATTTGCAGAACCATTCCCAAACTCTCTCCAATGGAATGTCTTTGCAACTTCTGCTTGTGAGTGGTCTACTGCTGTTGCTTCAAATGTAGGATAGAAAGTATTATTTGCTATTGAAGCATTTGCCTTTGCAGTACCATTTGTAAGTGATGCTGAGTTTCCAATTGACCTAGCATTAGGTGGCATCATGTTAACTGATGTCTTGATTGTTCCATCATTAGCAATCCACTTGACTACTCTTCCACCATTGTAAGGCTTATAATAATTTGAACTATGTAACCATGCCGCTAAACCAAGTGAGGTTGCAGTATCAATGTTGGTACTAGAACCTGTTCCTATAGGCCAAGCAGTACCATTATGTGCGCCAGATGCCCATGCTGTTGAACCATCAGTCTTAAATGCAAATGGGTTATAGTGTTTTGTCTCTGCAACAGTAAACTTCTTTCCGTAGGAGACTACATTCTGTGAGGGAATCTGTATCTGTGATTTGGTTGTAGTTGATGTGGTGTCTTGGGCTATTAGTTCTACTCCGAAAAAATTAGTATCATAATTATTATGAGTAAGTTTTAATGTATTAATGCCGGGAGTTGTAATACTGGCCTGAAATGTTAGTGCTGATAAACTAGGTGCGCTTACAAATCTACTGCCAAGAGGGGAAGCAATAGTTGGTTGTTCAGAGGCAGTTCCAGCCGATCCACCATTTATATGTGGGACTAAAGTTCTAGCCGCAGAATTAGCTTGTTGATGGATTAAAATATTTGCTTTATTAAAATATCCAACAATTTCTATAAATTGCCCAGTTGCACCATTACCTGACATATTAATATCTATACCGCTTGCATCATTGAGTATTTTTGCGCCTGAAACTGATCCAGTACCTCGTGAAAATCTAAAATATTCTCTACCATCCAAAGAATAAACATCTGAACCATGTGTTGCAGTCTCTTGTTCTAATAGTTGCATTGAAGTTACTTTATGCCTCTGACTCCCAAAGTGACTACCAATTCTAGGGTCTTTGATTGGCTTGGAACCTTTAATGTCTGTGTAGTAGTACTTCAAGGTTACATAACCAGTAATAGCAAAATCAGTCCCGAAACTTGTTACTGTAGTAGCACCATCAATACCTTTTCCACCAACAGCAGGATACAGCACATCTGGGATTATGTGTGGTACAACACTCAGTGATTCGGTGTGTGCCTGATCTGCATTAGTTCTTGCTCTACTCATGTGTTACTCCTTTGTATGTAGGGTTTTTTGCAGGGGCATCCTTATCCTTTTTTTGTTGCATATCTATGAGTGCTTGCTCGTTTCATTCATTTACTCCGGTTTCTCAGGCCATGTTATATTTATTAAACTTCCGTCATCATCAATTTTGGGTGATGCTGAGGATGGAAAATCTCTTAAAGCCTGTCTATAATCTTTCCAATTTTGACTCATTGCAGGAGCATCCTGTCCTGCCATCCAATCTGTTTCTGCTAATAAATTATTTCTATGAGTTCTTAATTGTTCATTTGCATCAACCACATAAGGTTCAAAAGAAGGTAAACCACCATCTTCAGGAAATACTATTTTGCCACCAACATTGCTTTGCTTATCAAATAAATCAGCGTGTAATTCAGCAGTC